TGGTTGCACTAGAGCATCAGAATCGACTACAGCGTCAATATGGGCATCAGGAGATAACGCCATTCAAGCGTTTACAGCGGGTGATGCAACGGCTTCGTCAGGCACGCTACCGTTTTATAAATCAGATGGGACGAACGACCCTATCAATCTTACAAGCGCACATGAAATACCATTTTTAAAAGCAGATGGTAGTAACTCAAACGTACCACTGGTGTAAATTATGACTACAAAAACCCCTTTAAAAGCAAACTTCACTGGTTCGGACGTAACAAGTTTGGGCGAGTTTGCGAGTACCGATAGTATCGCAATAGCCGATGGTGGAACAGGTGGCGTTACAGCAGGCGAGGCGCGAACAAATCTAGGTGTGGTAATTGGCACTGATGTTCAGGCTTATGATGCCACTATCGTTGTTGATGCAGACATTGGCACAACTGTACAAGCATATGACGCTGATACCTCTAAGACAGACGTAGCTGAGACACGTTCTGCGTCAATCAACATGGCTGATAACGTACTTCAACGACCTGAGATTAAAGATTACTCTGAGGCAGTCCAAGCAATGGCAGCTAACGATGTTGACCTTTCATTAGGTAATGTCCAAACCAAGTCTATTGCTGGCTCACAAACACTAACCTTCTCTAATCCCCCTGCTTCTGGCAAGGCGGGATCATTCACTCTAATCGCAACACTCAGCTCTACTCCTGCAATCACTTGGCCTGCCTCTGTGGATTGGGCTGGTGGTACAGCGCCTACGTTGACTGCTGCTGGTGTAGACATATTCTCCTTTGTAACAACAAACGGTGGAACTACTTGGTTTGGATTTACTGCTGGGGCTGACATGCAATGATAGCAAATAGAATGAGGATGGGCGGTGGTGTTCCAAAAGACTATACAACTAACTTCCTTGTTATTGCTGGTGGTGGTCAAGGTGGCGGTAGGATGGGAGGCGGTGGTGGTGCTGGTGGACTGAGGTCTTCTTGGGGGTCAGTATCAGGTGGTGGTGCTTCGGCATTAGCAGCCCTTACGCTGACAGCAGGGTCTGTGTATACGGTTACTGTAGGTGCTGGTGGTACTGGAGGACCTAATACTAATTACCCAGGTGGTTCTGGTGCAAACTCCACCCTATCTGGTGCAGGAATAACTACTGTAACCACTAACGGTGGTGGCGCTGGTGGTCTCTGGAATTTAGTATTACCAACTTCAGGAGGCTCAGGCGGGGGTACAGGTGGTACTCCCGGCAACACTGCGGGTGCTTCAGGTATGGCAGGACAGGGCTACTCAGGTGGTGCAACTGGCCCCACTAACTATAAAGCCGCAGGTGGTGGTGGTTCAGCTGCCGTTGGTGTAAATGCTGTTGGTAATAATGCAGGTGCTGGTGGCATAGGCGTATCCTCTAACATCACTGGTACATCATACCGATGGGCCGCAGGTGGCGGTGGTAGTCTGTTCTCCACAGGGTTAGCAGGTGCAGGGGGCTTAGGTGGCGGAGGTGGCGGTGGTAATCCTAGTGCTATTGAGATAGGAGCAGCTGGCACTGGAGGCATCACTAATGGTCAAGCTGGTCAAGAATATAATGGTGGCTATGGTGCTCCTCAAACAGGTTCAGGGGGCGGTGGTGGATTCTATCCCTTTGGTATAGGTGGCTATGGCGGCTCAGGCACAGTAATCCTACGCATAGCGACTAGCGTATACACAGGAACCCATACAGGCTCCCCAGTCATAACCACAGATGGGGCTGACACTATCATGCGATTCACTGGCTCAGGGAGTTACACAGCATAATGACAAACTTCGCACAATTAGAAAACAACGTAGTAACTCAAGTGATTGTAGTTGCTGATGAAGCATTAATAGACGTAAGTGGTACGGACTTCTGTACATCGTTACTTGGCGGCACATGGCTTGAATCAAACAGCAGCCTGTATAAGAACGAAGCAGCTATAGGCTTTACTTATGACCCTGTAAGAGATGCTTTTATAGCACCTAAGCCATACCCAAGCTGGGTACTTATTGAATCAACGTGTCAGTGGGAATCCTCAGTGACGCAGACACATGAAAATACAGAATGGGATGAAGACACATTAACGTGGATCACTTTTGAATTGAAGGAATAACAGAATGGAATCTGACGCTAGATTTGACAGGTTAGAAGCAAAGATCGATAAGCTAGCTGACGCTATGGTTAAGTTGGTCGCTATAGACACGAAGATCGATGGATTGTTGAACCATAACAATACCCAAGATAGTCGTTTAAATAAGCACAGTGAAGAGATTGATGAGAATAAAATTGCAATCGCCTTGCAGGGTAAAACCAGTAGTTCAAACGAATGGTTTGTTCGCATCTTAATCGCGGCTTTAGTCTCTGCTGCGGCCTTTATGTTACGGAGCTAGTCATGGAGCTAGAAAGCCTTAAACAGTTCGCAACAGAACGCCAGGGTCAGATCATTGACGCTGTTATCAAGCATGGCTCTCAAGCTAAGGCAGCTACAGCACTAGGCATTAATCACCGTGGATTAGAGCGCACACTTAAACGTGCCAAGGAGCAGGCAGCTAAGCAAGGCTGGTCGCCCCAGCATAACTATGTGCATAGCGTCCCTAATACTCACATAGTTAAGGGAGTGAGCACGTTTTACGATGAGGACGGTAAACCCATACGCCAGTGGGTGAAAAGTGATTTAAAGAAAGAGAGCCAAGAAGCCGCCTTACAAGCCTTTGCAGATGGTTTAATGGAGGATCTGCCTAAGTATAAGCCCACACCAAGAAAGCCCATTAAAGACCTTCCTGAGCAGCTTACAGCGATTGTTATAGGTGATGCCCATATAGGCATGAAAGTTTCCAATAGCCGAAACAGAGGCGAGGGCGAATGGACGCTAGAAATAGCAGAGGCAGTAACCCTTGAGGCGGTTAGCTCTTTAATTAAAGCTACGGGCGGATCGGATACGGCTCTATTGCTTGATCTAGGTGATTTCCAACACTTTGATAACCAGGCTGGAACCACCACGTCAGGCAATAATCACATGGATATGGATGGCGACTATGGCGAAATGATAGCCGCTTGCCAGAGGATATACCGCCAATCTATTGAGATGATGCTAGAAAGCCATAACAACATCATTGTAATGATGGTTCGCGGGAATCACAACGACAACACATCAAGGGTTATTAACGTCATGTTGCAGGGGTTCTACGAGAGTGAGCCGCGAGTAACAATTATGGATAATGCCCACAAGTTTCAAAATCTTACCTACGGCAATAACCTTCTTGTAACGCACCACGGCGACCGTATGAAGCCGCAGAGAGCATTTGAGTATGTAGCTAGGTCATTAGCCAAAGATTGGGGACTGCCGCATAAGCACCTTCTTATGGGCCATGTACATCATCACACCGCCATTGAGATCGGCGGCATGCTTTGTGAAACATTCCAAGCATTGCCAGCGCCAGACGCATGGCACTCGGACTCAGGTTATGGCGCTAAACGCACTATGAGTGCAATTGTGTATGACAAGCTGTATGGGGAAATCCAACGCCACAAGGTAGGTATAGGTCAACTGGAGGCGGCAGCATGAGTTTAATTATTGAAATGCTTAGGCATCATGAGGGGGTGAGAACCCACGCCTATAAATGTACAGCAAGCAAAACAACTATAGGTGTCGGCAGAAATATTGATGTTAAAGGTGGTATAGGCTTATCAGCAGATGAAATTAACTACCTATTAGCCAATGATGTAAAAAGAGTGAATGCAGAGCTTTCAGGAGCGTTTATTTGGTATAGGACGCTAGGCACTGCGCGTAAAGATGCGATAATGGATATGTGTTTCAATATGGGTTTATCTCGCTTAATGACGTTTACAAAAGCCTTGGCAGCAATGGCTAGGGGTGATTATAAAACAGCATCAGCAGAGTTTCTTGATAGCAGATGGGCAACTCAAGTAGGCCAAAGGGCTATCACGGTCACGGACATTATCAGATCAGGGGAGTATTGATATGGGTATTCTAAATACAATTTTTGGTAGTGGTGACGTTATCAGCAAAGGTATGGACTTGATTGATTCATTCCATACTTCTGATACCGAGATGATTGCGGCTAAGACAAAAGCCAAGACAGACTTAATGCGGAGTTATGCTCCCTTTAAAATTGCTCAACGCTATCTGGCGACCATGTTTGCCATTACCTATATATCTACCTACTGCCTAGTTATAGGAATGATGTTCATGGATAAAGACGTAGCCGCAGTAAAAGGAATATTAAGTGAATTTCAAATCGATTGGATTATGCTCAGTATCGTCATGTTTTATTTTGGTGGCGGTTTGGCTGATAGCGTAA